CAATACAGATTCTGCCATATTTTCGATCTGATTACTTTTGAAGCCTAATTTCGCTAGTTCTTTTTGCAAACCTGAAACTTCAGAGGCTGTAAATGCAGTCGACCCACCTAATTCTTTTGCTTGATCAGATAATGATTTCATTTCTGAATCAGTACCATTTAAAACAGCTCTTAAATCACTGTTTGCCTTTTCAAAATCTTTGAATATACCAACAGCATCAGTTATTGCAGCACCTAAGCCAGCAACAACACCAATGCCAACAGTCATAGGGTTAAACATACCCTTTAAACCTTGACCGAATTTTTGAAAACCGTTTAACTCTTTTCTTGAACGCTTAATTCCTTTTGTAAATTCAGAGGTTTTTAATCCTAAACTTACCCAAATTGAACCACTACTTTTCCCCATATTTATTAATTAAAATATTCAATTATATCTTCTTTTATTCGTCCAATCTTCACACCTTCTTCATTATATAAATCATTACTATCATGACTTTTATAACCTCTCAATTTACCGTTTGTTATTAACCTTTCACGCTTGGTAAATAATGCCTTTGCATCTTCTTTTGTTAATTCCTTAGTTTTTGGATCATTTCGCAAAGGATAAAATTTTGTTAAACTTGCTTTCTTATGACTCTTTTTTGTAGGAATAGCAATATAATTTGTATAAGCAACATAACGCAAAAGAGAAAGGGTTTCCAAATGCAAGCTATCATTATATTGTTGCTTCATTTGAAAACCCTCATTCATTATCATTATGTCTTTTGGTTGTAACTGCCAAAACTCACTAGGTTTCAAACCTAAAAAACCATATGAAAATTTTTGTATTTCTACCCAATCCCATTTTGATTCTGTTTGTCCTTCAGTTACTTTTTTTTTTCATCAACACCAAATGCTTTATTGATTTTAATAATTATTTCAGTCGCAGCTGGTACATATTGATTAAGCTCTATTTGATCAGTAAATTCATCAAAAGTAAAATCTTTTTTAACAGTCTGAAAAATCAAAATTGCTAAATCCTTAGTTTTCATTTCTTGAATACTGCCCATAACTTTTGAAATTTCCTTATCAAAAACTTCTTCAATATCCCAAATCACTTGATTTGAAATAAATACTTCAATGTTCTTTTTTCCTATTTTAAGCATAAAATTGTAGTTTAGTTTAACTTATTGATTATGTTAATGCTTTTAAATTCAATGGTCCTGTACCTGTGAATGAAAAACTATAAGTCATTGATTCCTCAGTTGCACTATCAGCACTTAAATCAACTAAAAATGCACTACCCTCATGATATTCATTCCCAGTAACTTCTGAACTAAATCGAATTGTTACAGCTGTTCTAGTTGTTAAAACAGTTTTTAAATCCACATAACCATATGCAGCATCTAATGCAAATAAACCTTCTCCTTCAGCTGACCACTCCATTAGTCCCTCTAAGGAATTTGACCAACCGAGCGAATCCTTGCTTGTTGCGTCACGTGGTGACATTGATAATGATATTGAAGCACTTGTTGCGCTTGCGACTTTTGTACCACCGATATAAATACCAAAATCGGTCCCGTTTATAATTCCTGTTGTTGCCATTTCCTTAAATTTTGTGAACTATTACTTAATAGCCCTGATTGTTGTAAAATTAATTATTTTTTTTGTTCTTTCTTTGATTTTCTTTTAACTAAAATATCACCTAAATATTCAGTTGTAACATCTCTTGCAATGCCCTTTTCAATTAGTTTTAACCCGACCTCATTAGTTACTCCTAATTCTTTTCCTTGCTTTAAAACCCTCGTATGTGGTTTATAATCTTTTAATAATATTACTTGCATATTTATTTATATTAATTTGTTTAATAATTCGTTTGTTCTCATCAACTCAATTACATCTGCATAGACTAAGTCTAAACCACTTACATTGTCAAATGTGTAACTTCTTGAATGTGTAAAGTTTGAATTTTCTTCTTTAAAATGACACTCAACAATTACCTCATTTGTAAGTTGAGGATAAGATATGTTATTTATTGTCATTGTTGGATTATTTAAAACTAATCCTTTTTCTATTTCTATTGTCATAATGTTTTATTTAAAAATGGTTTCTAATCATAATATAATTATATAATGATGTTTTTAATAATGCAGCTACTTGCCCGTAAGGTGCGTAAGTAGCTAACCCATAAGTACTTGCAAAGCCATCATATCTATAAGTACAACTCCAGTAGTAATTAGCTGCAAAATTTAAAGGCGCTCCTAGACTGTTTGCAGCATCCATAGACTGTAAAGATGTAAACTCTTTAAAAGTTGGTACTCTCCAATCTGTATAACCTAAAATAGTTGATGAATTAGTATTATTTAAAGCATCGCTTAAATTAGAAGTCCCCTGTGTAACCCTGTAAATACCGTACCCCCCTAAATGGTCAATAACATAATCATTCCCATAAACTTGCAATCCGTTTATATCTGTAAACCTATTTTTATTACCAAAACTATTATTATCAATTAATGTTAAATCTGGTCTAGCGCTTGTAGTATCTAATCTTGCTGTATGTGTTGGGTTAGCTGGCGGAGTTTCTATATAAACACCGTTAGCAGTATTATATGCCTCATCGTATAAATGATATGAAGTTAATTGTGCGCCAACTTGTGGCTTGTTGTAAGCTATGCCGCTTTTTACCAAACAAGGAGTAGCTATTAAGTTCTCCATACTTGGGACGCTTGTATTAGTTCCATCCGAGTCTGTAAAATTAATATTAGGTAATTCTAAATCTACATTTGTATTAACATCATAACTATCATTTGAATTAGATATATTTACAGATGGTGCTGCCGTACTTGTACATTCTTGCACTAGATTTGACCACTCACCACAATCAACCCCATCAATAGCCCTAACTTTATAAGAATAACTTGTACCACCTGTTAACCCTGTAACTGAATAAGCTGTTGAATCGGCTGCAATTGTAGCAACTAAAGACCAATTAATAAAATCTTGCGAAGTCCAAACTTCCCAATTTGCCTCACCTGTTGCACCATCTGACCAACTTAAATTAATTTGAGTTGATGAAATTGTTGCAGCACTTAAATCTGTTACTCTACCAAAACAGGCTGTTATTGTCAACATCCTTAATGAATAACTTTGAATCTTTAAATAAACCCTATCTTCATCGGCATAACCACCATCTTCTGATTGAAATGACACACTTTGCACATCAATACCTTCAACAGTACCTCTATACCTATCTAATGCATTTCTAACATATTTTGATAATGTTTCAATCTCGCTCAAATCTTCGCTATAAATTTCAACATTTGCAGAATTTACATCTAATGGACTAACACCATCATCCTGCTGAGTTGGATCAACTCCCTCAATCGTGTAAACAATATAAGGGTAAACAACATCTTCTATTGCTAGAAATGGATAAATTTTATCTGAAACAATACCACTAATATTAGTATCATTTGATAAAATACTATATAAAACATCACCTACACCTTTAGCCATTATACATTAAGTTTATTGATCATTTTTTGCTGCGCTCTTGTTAATTTTTTAAGCATCTCAACCTCCATTATTTTAATAAATTTTGGCTGTGCCGCTATAGCTCCCTTCTTCATAAAGTTATTGCCTTTATATTTCATACCATCATATGTTCCCCTACCATCTTGCATAACAAAATTAGCATACCATCCATCCTCGTTTGGATTTGTGCCTCCATCATTTATATATACAGATGCAATAAATACATCGCTATTTGGTCTAGCTCGACCACTAACCCTCGACCTTATCGCCTTTCTTAATGTACCCCTCTTATGAATTCTAGACTTTAAACCTTTATTTTTTTTATTCCTAGACCCTAATTTATCAGGGTTTTTATAAACCTTATTTTGTGCTGTTGGAGTCTTGGATATAATAGAATCCCTAACAACTTCATGCCCTTTTTTCAAAGATGAATTTATTATTCTACTAGAAACATTTGGATCTAATTTTGATAGAATCCTATCCAACTCTTTTCCCCCTTTAAAACTTATAAAACCTTCACTCCTTGCCATTACGTCTGAGTTAATAAAGATGTGCTAAGAATTAACCCTTCTCGCCTTCCTAGTTCTTTTGTATCTTCAATTTTATAGTATTTATTTTCCCAAACAACACGCATTTCATTTGTAATATCATCCCTAAATCTTATCCTAAAATTAACCATTCTAGTGGTTGAACGGTTATTGTTATCTGTTTTTTCTTGGCCTATCTTCTCAACTGGATTAGACCACGTTGAAATAAATGTTGACCATGTTAAGGTTCTTTGTCCATTAGTGGCTTTCACTTCTGTTTTCTCCTGTATGGTAATTCTTCTGTCTAAAATTCCAGCCTTCATAATTCTAAAATTTGATCAATTTGATTTGTGCTTAGTCCTTTTACACCTTCTTCAAAATTAATACTTTCACCACCTAAATTATTATAATTCCAAATATTAACACCGCTTTTAATATCAAAAATTGTATTAAATGGGTTGCTTAATTCTGTCATTCTGCAATTAAATTTACTCATGCTGTTTAAATCCAATCCTTTCTGAATACAGTCATACATTTCACCATCTTGTAAAACATCAATTAAAACATCTTTTTTAATACACCTAGCAGCTCCTATTAAAATTCCATAATCAGATGTTTTAACTTCCTTACTTTCACTATTAATAAAGGTCAATCTTGTACTCCCAAAAAATGGATGGTCTTCTTTAAATAATGGATCGTAAAAATCAAATAATTCTTTTGTAATTATATCATCACTCCCTAAGTTCATCAAATAATCATAATCATATTTTAATGAAGATCTTACTCCTATATTCATTTTTGTACCTAGACATTCATTTGATGCTTCAACGTACTTAAAACCATATTCAAATGCTAGTAATTTAGCCCATTGCTCCGATACAATACAAAGCACTTCAATATTAAAATCCTTTTGTAATTCCTTTAAATTATCAAAACAAATCTTTGTTATGTTTTCACGTTTCCAAATTGGAAGTAATATAAGTATTTTCTTATCCAAATGTTTTAACTCTAAAAGGTGAAAGTAAATGTTTAACAGCGTTAGGTAGTTCAATTTGCATTGCTAAACCTCCAACAACAACATTTACAGAATCTCTATTTTCATATAAATGAGATACCATTAATTTAATAGCGTGTTTAATCTCAGCAGGTACAGATGAAGCGGCACCATAACCGCAAACAGTAATAATTTCAATTGCGTTAATAGTATCGCCCACAGATGGCCATGCATTTACCAATCCTTCATGCAAACTTCCACAATCACTAAGAAAATCCTTTTGAAAATTATCTGAATTATCCGTTAGTGTTTGTTGAGTTTCGTTAGTATCATAATATTTCAAACTTGTTAAACTGACAACTGGACTTACTTTTAATTTAATAACCCTTGGAAAAGTATCTAAATTTTGCCTCCATGATTGAGTGATAAAAACCTTATTAGTGTAACTCTCACAATACTTTCTAGCTGTTGTTATTAATGTACCAATATATGTATCTTCATCAGAAAAATCAACTCGCAAATGTTCCTTTGCTTCTGATAAAGTTATTGGTTCTTCAGATGGATTTATTACGATTTGATAACTCATTATTTCTTACTTTTTACTTCAACATACTTTTCACAAATTCCATGATCAATATATCTTTGTGCAGTTGCTTTTTTAAGCGTGTAAACCTCACCAGCTATATAACTAATGTCTTTACCTCCCATACCCTCTAAAAATCTAACTTTCATAACTTATTTTTTTTAAAATTAAACAAAAAAAGGGGAACAACTACAAATGCAGCAGTTCCCCCTCAAACTCAAACTAAACTACAATTTAAGTATTTGCCATTCTCATGTGCTTAACTGCATTAACATCTAATAGCTTTCCATCTGTTCTTAGTTCTCCTAAGAATGTGATTTGATT